CTGATACAGTAGCTGAAGGTCACTTCGAGCAAGATTTGGACGCATTAGTCGAATCTGAAGCAACACTATCTGAAGGGTTTAAAGGTAAAGCCGCAATTATTTTTGAAGCTGCCCTTAAGTCTAAACTTTCTGAAAGCATTGAGCGTTTAGAAAGTGACTATTCAGATGAACTAGCTGAAGAGACCGATCGCATTCAATCTGAAATGGTCGAGAAAGTCGATGGCTACCTCAACTACGTAGTTGAAAGCTGGATGGAAGATAACAAGATTGCAGTAGAAAACGGTCTACGTACCGAAGTTGCTGAAAGCTTTATGACAGCATTGCACGGTGTATTCACTGAGCACTATGTTGATGTACCTGCTAGCAAAGTCGACCTAGTCGATGAACTTGCTGATAAGGTAGACAACCTAGAAGAAGCTGTTAACACTTCTGAGCAGAAGAACATTGCTTTAGCAGGGGAAGTTAATACACTTACTCGTACTGCTATCGTTCGTGAATCTGCAACCGGTTTAAGCGAAGCACAAGCTGAAAAGCTTAAGTCTCTTGTTGAAGATGTTACTTATGATTCTTCTGATGCATTCACTGCAAAAGTTGATACAATCAAAGAAACATATTTCAAAGAAACAAAGGCTGTAAGCAATACAGACTTAACTGAAGTACATGATCACGCTGAAGAAGAAGTATCAGCGTCGCCACGTATGCAAAGTTATCTAAACGCCCTTAAGCAACACAATACTTAATCACATACGGAGTAAACAAAAAATGTTTAACGCTGATAAAAATCTTATGGAAAAATGGGCTCCTATCATGGAATCCGACCAGGCGCCTGCATTTAAAGATGCACATCGCCGCGCAGTAACCGCAGTAATGTTAGAAAACACAGAGAAAGCCCTCGCTGAACAGCGCGGTCATGAGTCTTTTAACTTGCAAGAAGCCGCTCCAGTTAACGCAACTGGTTCTGGTGTCGATAACTGGGATCCAATCTTGATCTCATTAGTTCGTCGTTCAATGCCTAACTTGATGGCCTATGACATTGCTGGTGTACAGCCAATGACTGGACCAACTGGTTTGATCTTCGCAATGAAGTCAAAGTATACTTCACAATCTGGTACAGAAGCATTGTTTGCTGAAGCTAACACTGCATTCTCTGGTGCAACTTCTGGTGACACTGGTGCAGCTGATGCTGGTAACAACGATCCTTTCTCAGGTGATGACGCAGCTTCTGGTGGCTCAGTCGGTAACGACGCAGACACAATTGCTGAGTACGCTCCTGGTACTGGTATGGCTACAGCAACTGCTGAAGCTTTAGGTGATTCAGGTTCTAACGCATTCCCTGAAATGGCATTCTCAATCGAAAAAGCTACAGTGACTGCAAAGTCTCGTGCTTTGAAAGCTGAGTACACCATGGAATTAGCTCAAGACCTTAAAGCTGTTCACGGCCTTGATGCTGAAGCAGAACTTGCAAACATCTTGTCTGCAGAAATTCTTGCTGAAATCAACCGCGAAGTTATCCGTACTGTTAACATGAAAGCTAAGCTTGGTGCTCAACAGACTGATTTAACAACTGGTGGTACATTCGATCTTGACACCGACGCCGATGGCCGTTGGTCAGTAGAGAAGTACAAAGGTTTGTTAGTACAAATTCAACGTGAAGCTAACGTTATTGCTCGTGAGACACGTCGCGGTAAGGGTAACTTCTTGATCTGTTCTTCAGACGTTGCAGCTGCACTTTCTTCTTCTGGTATGCTTGACTACACTCCTGCTCTTTCGCAGAATGCTAGCTTGAACATCGACGACGCTGGTAACACCTTTGCAGGTACACTAGCTGGTGGAATGAAAGTTTACATCGATCCATACGCTGCCGTTAACTACGTTAACATCGGCTACAAAGGCGGAAACGCTTATGACGCAGGTATCTTCTACTGCCCATATGTTCCGTTGACCATGGTTCGTGCTGTTGGCGAGAACTCTTTCCAGCCTAAAATCGGCTTTAAGACTCGTTACGGTATGGTTGCTAACCCATTCGTTGGTGCAACTGCTGGTGATAACACTGGTGCTGATCGTGCTAACCAGTACTACCGCATCTTCAAAGTTACCAACATCTTAGGCGAAGGTTAATATACCTTCTCTTTAGTTTAGAGTAACAAGAGGGCAGCCGAAAGGTTGCCCTTTTTTTGTTATAAATAATGGTATAAGGAGCACACTATAATGCCATATCAAGCTAATATTAATTTTAATGAACAAGCAACATCTACTCTTGTAGAGAATCTGCAGTTCATTACGCCGTCAGGATTTAGACTTGTGATTGACTCACAGAAATATCCTAACGCACAATATATGGTTCAACAGATTGCATTGCCAGATATGAGCATATCTCCTGCAGTGTTGAATACACCTAAACGTAATATCGGACTAGCACCTGATAAGATCGAATACAACCCTTTTGATCTAACGTTTCTTGTAGATGAAAAGATGACAAACTATAAAGAGATTCATGATTGGATTCTTGGCTTAGTTACAGAAGACGATTACGGCGTACGTAAAGAACGAGACGTAACACTGCAAGTCTTAAACAGTCATAACAACGTGACAAACGAAATTCAGTTTATTGATGCGTTCCCTATCAATCTTAGTTCATTGCCATTTGATGCAACTACAACTACTATTGAATATCTTACAGCTTCAGTGACATTCCAATACTCATACTTTAAATTTAAGACAGTTTAAAACGTATATAAATATTTGTAACATTATATGATCAAAGGTGATAATTATGCTTAATATTGAGAACATCCTAGCTATGTGGAAAGAAGACTCAAAGATAGACGAGCTTCGGCTGGATCAAGCTTCTATTGATTCGGCCAAACTACATTCTAAATATCTAGAACTCCTCACAACAACAAAACTTCAATTGAAGCGTAAAGATATGGAATTCAAAGTCCTTCTAAAGCAGAAGTGGCTATGGTACAATGGTAAACTCACGAAAGCTCAGATAGATGATCTTGGATGGGAGTACGACGCATTAAATGGTCTGAAGGTTATGAAAGGTGATATGTCTTATTACTATGACTCTGATCCACACATTCAAGAAATGGATGCGCGGTTAGAGTACATAAAGGTATTGAAAGACACTCTTGAAGAAATCATACAGAATATTAGATGGAGACATTCCAGTATCAAAAACGCAATCGATTGGAGAAAATTCGAGAGCGGTGCATAACAATGTCTGAGACAATACGTGTCAAGAAAAAGAATCACGCATACCTTACAGTGAATGCAGATCCAGGTATCATGAACGAGATAAGTGATTTCTTTACGTTCTTTGTTCCTGGCTACAAATTCATGCCAGCTTATAAGAATAAGATATGGGATGGTAAGATACGTTTATTCGATGTAAGAACTGGAGATCTACCTGGTGGTCTTTTTGCTTATGTGCAAGAATTTGCCGCAACTCCTGGACGTGATTATCATATTGAAGTAGAGCATGATGCGTACTACGGAGTACCAAGCACGAACTCAGTAGTGGATATGGAATGGGTCAATGATCTTACTCTATCATCTAATGGCGTAGCTATTGCACCACGTGATTATCAATTAGATGCAGTATCGCATGCTCTGACAAAGAAACGTGCATTGCTTATATCACCTACAGCATCTGGTAAGTCACTTATCATTTACTTAATACTGCGTTGGTTTCTTGAGAGATATGAAAAACGTGTATTGATTATTGTACCTACTACTTCTCTTGTTCAACAAATGTATTCTGACTTTGGAGACTATAGTCAATTCGATGATACATTCAACCATGAAGAAAACATTCATAGGATATACTCAGGTCGTCCTAAGTTCGCAGAGAACGAACGCATTATTGTGTCTACATGGCAAAGCATATATAAACTAGGACCTGAGTGGTTTAGTCAGTTTGGTGCAGTGTTTGGTGATGAAGCCCATAACTTTAAAGCTAAATCACTCATATCCATATTATCTAAAATGCGCGATGCTGAATATAGATTTGGTACGACTGGTACATTAGATGGAACACAGACACATAAGCTAGTTCTTGAAGGACACTTCGGACCAGCGCATTATGTGACTACAACTAAGAAGCTGATGGATGCAGGTTCTTTAGCTGAGCTAGATATTTCTATGATCTTGCTCAAGTATCCAGATGATATACGCAAAGCGTGGGGTAAGAAGAAATATCAAGAAGAGATGGATTACATTGTTTCATACCAGAAGCGTAATCAATTCATAACAAACTTGGCGTTAGATCAAGATGGCAATACACTTGTATTATTTCAATATGTAGAGAAGCATGGTAAACCTCTATATAATATGATTAAGGATAAGGCACACGTACGTAGACAAATATTCTACGTGTCAGGAGAGACTGGTGC